ATAGGAGTTTCCAGCAGTGCCCGCTACAAGTTTAAATATTACGCTATTATTTGTATCGCCAGTTCCAGCCGCAAACTCAAAGCTGCTATTCCTTGTACTGTCTCCGCCCCTTGCATATATAAGGGTATGGTTAGACGCGCTGGCATCGGGATTTTTATCAATATGTAAAACATAGGAAGGGTCCACGCCGATACCAAGGAAGCCGTCTTTGTCTACTGCAAGTAAATTAGCACTACTACTGTTAAGATTGAGTAAGTCGGATGCTTGGCTTGCGTGTCCCTCAACTATGAGGCCAACAGTATTGACGTTGTCAGAGACCACGTCAACCATTGCGCCGGGGCTCGTATCATTTATGCCAAGCTTCTCGAAATATCCTGTTTCGGCAGTGTCAAGGGTAACAGTGCCTCCTAATGAAACACTTCCTCCTCCCGCAAGGCCCGTTCTCGCAGTGATAGTAATACTGCTATTTGTAAGCTTGTCATTAGCTATAGAGCCTGCAAGCTGACTATTAGTAACTGTTCCGACCAAAGAGCTAGTCAAATATCCAGTAGCGTGTATCAGGTTTAAGGCGGGGGTGGCGTCTGAGCCGCCAAGAGACACGGAGATTCCGCCGTAACTGACGCTGGAGTTGGCCAAGTCTGTATTGGAAACTGTGCCGTCTACAATCATGGTGCTGTCAATGCCGCTGACATTAAACACAGTGCCTGCTAAAGACAGTCCCGTCCCAGCAGTATAGCTGCTGCCCCCAGCAGAGGCGGTCGATTGTGTGGTTCCGTCTCCGAAAATGAAGTGCTGACCGCTAATGGCTCCGGTTGCGTTCACCATTGCGACGGGGAGTCCGGTATAATTAAGCCATTGGGTTAGAATGGCTCCATCGTCACGACTCCTGATATACATTCCTGTTCCGATACCACTTGTGAAGGAAAACTCTAGGAATGTCCCCTCGTGAACTCCGCCTCTAGGGGCGTTGCCTTGAGGATACTCTCTGAAGCGAATACATCCTCCTGAATGTCCGGGGCCCATCCCTCCCGGTACAAGGTGACCACCTGCCACGTCTATGTTTATATTTTTATCGGCATTTGTATTTCTGATATTGAAATTGTTACCAAGATTTGCTACACGTAGAGTTGGGCTAACATTCTCCCTACCGAATATAAAGTTAGACCCGGAGCCACTGATGGCGCCACAGCTAATATCTGCCGCCGTGTCAATGCTAAAGCGGGGGGTTCCATCCGAATGTACAATCTCAAGGGGGTTCACTAACTGAGTTGCCATCATTTCTATTTTTAGGCCAATGTCAGCAGCGTTTGCGCATACTATGTCCAGCATCGCGTCTGGACTTGTGTCGTTCAAGCCCAGCTTGTCAAAATATCCTGTCTCGGCGGTGTCAAGGGTAACTGTTCCCCCAAGTGAGACACTCCCTCCCCCTGCAAGGCCAGTTCCAGCGGTTATCGTAAGAGAGGAGTTTGCTAAGTCTGCATTGGCGACAGTGCCATCTACAATCATGGTGCTGTCGATGCCGCTTACATTAAATTCGGTTCCCACCAAGGATAGGCCGGTTCCAGCAGTATAGGTGGTGTCGGAATCACTACCGCTTATCGTAACAGTTCGACTATCTGTTCCTCCAAGGGTAACTGTGGTAGTACCGGCACCAGTAAACTGAACTGTTTCGGTTTTATCTATATTTGTAGTGGTGGCGCTATCGCCCTGTAACTTCCAGTGACCGTAGAGAAGTCCGGAGACAGTATTAATATCGGCAGCGTTCGTGGCCCCGGTGCTTGCAATGTTTGTTGTATTGGTTGAAATATTAGTAGTGTTCGTGGCAATTAAGGCCCAGTTCGTTGCACCAGTGGACGCAATGTTGGTTGCGTTTGTAGCGGTTAAGCCAGAAACAGTTGCTATGTCCCCGGTGGGTGAAGTAGTTTGTTCTGTGCTATCTCCGAAAATAATCTTTTTGCTAGAATTAAGGCTTATGTTTTCGGTAGAGGTCCACGCGTCTGTAGCATCTAACCACGTCCATTTTTTGTCGCTATCTGTGGACTTAACGACAATGCCACCATCATTTACGGTGGAATCATTTCCAATAGGGGTTCCGCTATTTGAAGCCAGTTCTAACTGTTTGTCAGCAATAGTTACCGTAGTGCTGTCTAGATAGGTTAAAGTGCCGCTAACGGTTAAATTGCCCTGTGCTATTAAGTTATTAAAAGTAGCATTGTCGGACGTATCTATATAGCTTCTAATAAGACTGCGATTTGAGGCGCCAGTAGCAGCAGTGTCTGAAGATAAAATACCCGATACATCATAGACTGCGTTGGGCGTTATTGCTTTGTCCGTAGTTCCGTCTGTTGCAGAATCCTGAAGTTGAACAACCCCTACCGCCGACGTGCTTGCGGTGTCAGCGTCAACAGTGACAGAGCTCCCTAGGGAAACAAGCCCTCCATTAGAGAGGCCCGTTCCAGCAGTTATCGTAAGAGAGGAGTTGGCCAAGTCTATATTGGCAACGGTGCCATCTACGATCATGGTGCTGTCGATACCGCTGACATTAAATTCGGTGCCGACTAGAGAGAGGCCAGTCCCACCGGTATACGTTGTGTCCGTATCGGCAGTGGTCTGGGTTGTACCATCCGCCCACCGTACTGTGTTAAAAGAGCCGGTTCCACTTACCTGTAGCTGGTATTCTGGATCTATGCCTATTCCTACATAGTTGCCAGAGGTCTTAACAACCGCTTTGTCTGCCGGATAGGTAATGAAGACCGTAGTACTGCCCGCTAGTACTATTTTACTATCGTCCGAATTAGAGCTTGAAAAAACTTCATCTCTAGACAACGTGTTGCCCGCAATTGCATAAGTGCCAATCCCTATCTCAAAATTATTTCCTTCCTGTAGGGTGTAGTAGGTAGAGTTACCATTACCTATTCCCGAAACACCGACAAAGCCCGCAACGGCCCCCCCTAGGCTAATAGTGCCCGAGCCGGTTGTGGTTGTCGTTTCCTTAGCGCGATCTAAAAATCTGATGATGGGATTCGGCATTGCTCCCTCTTCCGTTTTTGAGTGCTACTTATACGGCCGGATCGGTTATAGCAGGTGGATCTTGCACATTAGACTCCGCGTTCTCCCTTGCCATTTTCAATTCATACGAATACGTGTGATTCATCAGAAACTCCCTTGTCATCCGATTGGCAAATTGATCCCGACCTTCAGGGTTGCCTGTCATCTCTACGTTATCAGGGCCAACTTCCAAGTCGCCATCGAAATCGGGGTTCTGTATCTGAGCAGCGTAGCTATAATTGTAGCATATCGCGTCAACAACTCGGTCGGTATCTTGATCAGGAATTTCCACAGAGAAAAAGGCCATGGTCGCAGACTCCTAATTTGTATTAAAAAATCCGGTGGCAGCTTTGGTGCCACCACCGGATTTAAACAGTTGCAGTTCTAGAAGGTGTCTAGAAGGCCCCCAGTAGAACTCGTCTGGTGTCAAGAGCCGCAAAGCCATGCTCTGCCCAGCCGTAGAGACCAGCACGCCGCTGTCTGTGAAGAGTGTCATCTTCCCAGATCTCCACCGGAGCGCGAACAGGCATAACAAAGCTGTCGAGGTTTCGAAGGTCGAGGCCCACAACGATCTCAAGCTTCGTGCTCGGAAGACTACCCGAAAGGTCATTCTGGTAGTATAGCTCGTACTCTTGAGATTCACCTAGCTCGTCTAGAATGTGAAGGTTCACACTGAAGATTCGCGTCAAGAGACCACCATCGGCAACGATAAGTTCACGACGGGTAACCGGATCGACCTCGTCCACGCCCCAGTTGCGAATGTCTTCAAGACCTTCGGGACTCAGGTAGAGGTCTGTAAGATCACCAAAGTTGATGGATGTGGAGTTACCACCACCGTTACGACGCATGATAACCTTCATTAGAGAAACTAGTCTCTTGCTGAAGACGCCAGCTGTCGCATCACCATCATAGATCATGACGTTACGATCAGCACCAGCCGAAATGAGCGTGTGCCAACCATCATCATTCATCTTTTTGACAAACTGACCCTGCATGACGTCCATAGCGCGTCCCACAACGTCCCATCGAGCGTCTCTGGCATACTTAAGTAGCCAGTCAATCGAAGCGCCTACATCATAGGTCGGAACCATGACATAGTCACCTTCAACGTGACGCTGGGGAATCAGGCCGTGATTAGGAATCGTGTAAGCAACGAATTCCTTAGCGGTGCCGGGTGAAAGGAAGTCAAGGGGGAACTCGGCGGTCGCGCCGGGAGCCAGTCTGACTGCCTCAAAAATCCCGTCAAGAATGTCGCCGCTCATCACACCCTTACGCAAGGGAATTTCTAGAGCCTTAGCGAGCTCTGCCGTGGCGGCAAGGGATTCCTCCTTGTTCATGGAGCCTGCTCTGGTGAGCAGTTGATCCATCTCAGGAGTTGGTTCAAAGTATTTTCTAGCCATTATATCTCTCCAAATTCTTTTTTATTTAAACGATGTTAATATCAATTTTGGCGTATCCGTCAGCATCCTTCTTGGAAAGCCAGCGACCCACGACCGTGCTACCACTGTAGGCACTAGACGAAGTGAGCTTACCGTCTGTGCTGAAGTAAGCTTGTTCACCAAGAGTGATGGCTCCGGTGATCATGTTTGTCACAACAAAACCACGCCGTAGTAGCAAACACTTTCCACCCTTTTGCATCTCATCTTTCGCAAAGTTGATGTGCTGGCGGGTGAGGTCCAAGTCTACAACATCGTTAAGTAGCAGCCCAGCAGGGTGCTTTGCTAGATCACCCGCTCCGGGGATCGCTACGACAGCGGCCGAGTCATCCATCGCCGCTCCGGAACCTTGTGTGCTATGCACAACTACGATGCCTCTCTCAGCTACTTCATTCATGAAGAAGCTAAGGTCGGTCTGGAGTTCATTTCTATCTGGTCTTAGCGCCATTATTTGTCTCCCGATTCATTCTTAAGAATTACTTTGTTAACCCAGTCGTGTAAGCCAGCTCTAACGGTATCAATAACCTCTTCGCTAGCGAACTCGTCGGCCTCAACAGAAATATCTACAATCTCATCCGCTTCGGCGGTTTCGAGGACTTCCTCGTCCACCTGCGAAGCAATAGCCTCCTCCGTCTCAGACGCTTCTTCAGCGGCAGTAGCCTCTGCTTCATTGTCGTCGGCTTCGCCAGCGTCGGAAGCTTCGGTCTCTTCCACAACTTCCTCCTCTACTGACGCATATTCTCCAAGGGTTTTTGCAAGAGCTTCAAACTGATCGTCTGTTAGGTCGCCAAACAGCTCCATCTTTGCCAAGGCGTCTTCTTCGGACAGACCAGCAGTCATTAGAGACCCACAACGAGCGCGTTGCTTCTCGGCCTCTTCAATTGTGGAAAGCTTTGCCTGAATTTCTTCTAGAGCTTCCTGCTTGGACTTAATCTCAGAAGTCGCGGCGTCTAGATGCCCAGCCACTTCGCTTAAGTCTGACTGAGCCTGCTCTAACTCTTTTACAGTGCTAGCTTGGATCTCAGTGAGCTCTTCAATCGTAGCCTCATATTTTTCTACATTTGCAGTAGCAAGCTTTTCGGATAACTCTTTGTTGTCGGCCTTAAGGGCCGCGAGAGCATCCCTAAGCTCTGTCAGTTGCACGTTAGCAGTTTCATTTGACATATCGCAGCTCTCCTCTTTGTCACAAAAAGTATTAGCGTTGGTTTCTATCTCTATTCTTACACCATTGTTATCAGAAAACATATTTTTAGAGGACACTGCCGCGTCGTGAAAATCAAAAGTCCTGCTTTTCTCGAAGATAACGCTTTCTGGGTTGGCGGGCTTTTTAACAAATCCCTTTCCGCTGAAAGTTATATTGCGAAGAAGTCTTCCGACTTGGTGCTCTTGATAAGAGCCAGTGCCTCCGTAAGATCTTAGGTGAGATGTGAGAAAGGCGCTTTCATCACTCCTAGGTATGACGTGATGCTTACCATCGGGGTCTACTACGGCATAGTCAAAGCCGTGGAAAATACATTCCATAGAAACATATTTTTCACCAGCCTCTATTTCTGCTATTAAATCTTGAGCCCTCTTTTGATAGGCAGGATCTTGCCATTGCCTATATATAACCGAAGCAACTATTATATGGTAGTGGTCAGGAAGGTCGGAGTTGTCTTCTTTTTCTGATATTAAAGAAAAACGATCATCAACAGCCCAGCTATCGATAATTCCTCCGACAATCTGTCTTTCATCATGTTCTATATTGGTGGGCTTGTACTTAGGCGTCTCTCTAGCAAGCCAAACCTCATCCTTGTCGAAAACATCATCGTTCTTGTTCCAAGAAGTGGTAACGAGAACTGAGTATACACTATAGACATCCTTATCACCCTGAGCCCCCTTGGTGGAAGCGGGAATGCTTTTTAAAGAAGTGATGTCCTTAGAAAAAGTAACCGGGTCTGCCTCTTGCTCCAATAAGACCGGGCTATGATAGGCTATCGCTGCCGTACTTCTTATTAGGTGTTCGAGACCAGCTTCTTTTTCGGCCTTAAAGACCTGCATTTTATTGTTCATAGATCTTCCCTATGTTTGCACTGAGTTTTCAATATAGAAAGAAACCCGTATGTTTCTAATTTCTTCAATACTGAGTCTTCTATTGATATCATTAGTAGCGTTAGATATCCATTCGTCACATTTTGTTATTACACCATTGGACAACTTTTTCTTCAACGCTGTCGCTATAGACTTTTCATTAATGGGCTCAAAGGCACCCAAGTTGAACAGCACCCCAAACTTAATTGTCTCTGAATGGACAAGCTCCTCTGACGTCAGGCTACGCATGTTCTTTTTATTGAACTGTTGTAGTATTCCGGGGTTTATTACTTCTGATATTTTTGCCTGAGCTCCTTTAGCCCAAAGCTCTATAGATGCCTTAGTCTTCGGCTTAAATTCCTTTTTCTTGCGAGGCTCACTATCACGCACGTTCTTAGGTCTTCCGGGCGTTTCTGACTGACCATTTTCATCTGGGGTCTTTCCGCCGCCGGGGCTACTAGGCTTTCTCATATCAAGAGCAGCCCGGTCCCCCTTCTTCTTTTGCAACTTAACACCAACCTGAGTGGGAGACACCACTCCGGTTTGCAATGAAATCTTCTGTAGACCGTATTGCTTATCAACAGCATGGTAGGGGCTAACCTTTTCAAGGTCTCTGCTAACTCTTCTCTTCTCTTCGTCAGCCACCCGTCGATTTTCAACTTCGGGTCGAGCCTTAATATGTCGCTGAACGAACTCATCACTCACAATATTTCTATCGGCCATGGCTAGAAGGAGGTTTGCTACAGAGGCTGGGTCATCAAGATACATGTAGTCAAACTCAACCTGTGCGGGGAAGCGAAACCCCATAGCAGACTGAACTGTTTTTATCTGGACGTTCCAGAAATCTAACAGAATATTTCTCACATAATTGAGCCTCTCCGTTAGAGTCTTTAGAGATATAAAGTTGTTAGTCGTGCCCGACGCGCCGAACGTTCCGGTAAGAGTCGGAGGGATTCCCAAGGTAGCATAAATAGCCATGAGGGTAGGACGATACTTCTCTTCGCCCA